TGATCATTTAACTCAAAAGGAGGAGACTCTACAACATTTCTCAAATCAAAAACCTTTACAAGTCTGCGAGAGGTAATCTTAAGATTATTTATCATATTATCTAAAGACTCCACAAACGTATGGGTTGGATCATAATTTTCTTCTAGCCATGATCTCTCTCTAGCAGATAAGTCCTTGTAGCTCTTGTATTCATAAAGCATCTGATTTCGATGCATACGGTTTTTAGTTCCATTGAAGGCTCCAACATTTATTAGAGACTCCATTGAGGTCTTGTTTATCCTAGCGCCCAAATTGAACAATACATCACACCAAGAAAAGTGAGTAAAAGGCTTTTCCAATTTTTCTTCTAGTTCTGGTATGGCATCTAATAACTTTACAGTTTCAGAACTGCCAACACCTTTAACATTATTCACCCCGAAATATATCTTCTCATCAGATATAGTGAAGTTATTGAAAAACTTTCCAAGTCTTGGTGGCATAACTTCTATATCGTAAAGTTTGGCATCTGATACCAATTCCCTTACCTCTGTGTGGGGATCTGGTTTTCTATCTGCATGACCTAGATAAGCTTCAAAGAACTCCATCTTGCGGTGTACCTTACAGTATGCGCTTCGGTAAGCATTAACAGCATAAGAAACAGCGTGAGATTTATTAAAGGCATACCTGTTAGACTTTTCAATCCAGCCAAAGATTTCCTCTGCCGCCTCTTTTTCTAATCCACCGACAGAAATAGCCCCTTGAATAAAAGAACCTTTGATCTGATTCATAAGACCAGCTTTCTTTTTGCCAATAGCTTTACGAAGACTGTCTGCTTCTTTAAGATCAAACCCAGCTAACTGTTGAGCGATTTTCATGGACTGCTCCTGATAAACAAGAACACCATAAGTTTCTTTCAAAATTGGTTCAAGGTTTTGATGTAAATACTTAACCTCATCAATGCCAGCTTTACGATCAACATAATGCTGTGTCATTGACTTACCTTCAGTGAAAGCTTTCAGACATCCGGGTCTAATCAAAGAGATTAAAGCAGCTAGCTCTTCAATATTTCTAGGCTGAACTCTTTTGGCCCAAGATCTGCCAAGCTGCGACTCTAACTGAAAGACACCTTTTGTTTGTCCTTCACAAATTAAATCCCAAACATTAGAGTCATTATAATCATCAATATTAAACGTAGAATTCTCCATTCGCAAACGCCTTTTCAAATTTAGTTTTCTGTGAAATGTTCCGCTGGAACTTCAAAAATTTAATCAATATATTAGCCGTGTCTTTAACATCCTGTAACGCATCGTGAGCGTTCTGCTTGCTCTCTTCTGGAAAACCCATATAGTCTCGTAGAAAGTCCATGCTAAGACTCTTGAAATCTTTGTTGTTCTCAGTCCAAGAGAAAACCATATCCATCAAGTCCAATTTAAAGATAGGATTGAATACAGTCTGGCGACCTCTTGAATCGGTAGTCCCGTGCATATCACACATGCGCTGAACGATTGGTAAGTCAAAGCCAATGATATTGTAGCCTGCAGCAATAGGAGCAGTGTAAGAGCTTTTCTTGAAATTAAATTGCATGCAAAAATCTTCAAACTTCTTCCATACAGTCTTTGGTAGCGGAGCTTTTGCCAAAGCTTCTCTGGTCTTGCCAGTAATCTTCAGTGCCTCTTCTTCTAGGGGGTCAAAGCCAGCCTCAATCGCCTTCTTGTCGTCAAGAATAGGTCTAATCTCACTATTGAAAATACCGTTGGGCTGAATTGTTAGCTTACGCCCATGCAAAGCAATAGCTGCAACTTGCGTCGGTTGTGTCTTGTGTGGGTTTCTAGACCCCGTTTCAAAGTCAAAAACAATTATATCTCTGTAATTCATCTTACAACACCTTTCAATTCAACAAATTTATCAACCGCGTCATCAATACTATAAAATAATTTACTGTACAAGTTCTTCTTGTTATCTGAGTGTACTTGGTAAACTCCATTAGCTTTTCCACGATATTGAGGCAGAAAGTGTCTCAAGTCACAAAGACTAACATTTCTATACTCAATAGCGCAACCAGAAAAAATAACAGATTTATAATCTTCTTTAGTGCTCATCTTTAATCTCCATAATTTTACTTAGTAGGTCGATACCTAAAATATCAAATTTAACGTGTCCTTGATCTTCAAGGTCTCCCATTTCAAATCCAGCCACAAGGTTCTTGTGTCTATCTTGAACCATAGGACAAACCTCTCTCAATTTATTAGCGGATATAATAACTCCCGCAGCATGTTTGCCCTGTGATTTAATTGTACCCTCGATGTCAATAGCTTGCTCAAAAATTTCTGCCAAAGGTCCGATTAAATCTCCTTCTTGATTAACCTTACACCATTTCCCTAGATCGCTAGGCTGATAAGTAAGTGTCCATTTTATCAGTGATTTTTCACCACTTTCTTCAATTAGGTCAGATACATCAGCCTCATTGGGAATATTCTTTGTTATGTCATTCATCTCAGCGAAAGAGACAGCATTTGTAATACGCATTATTTCTTTTAGTGCTGCGCGCCCCTGTAACTTATTAAAGGTTAACATCTGAGACACATTATCTTCTCCATACTTTGATTTAATATATGTAATGACTTCATCTCTCTTTTCCGCTGGAACATCAACATCAATATCAGGTAAGGACACATGATCTTCAGTGTTACGTCCTGCGTTATAAAATCTTTCAAAAATCAAATCGTATTCAATGGGATCAATTTCTGTAATCCCAATCAAATAAGAAATCAAACATCCTGCAGCAGAACCTCTTCCGGGGCCCGGCAGCCAACCTTGCTCTCTAACATGGTTTACAATGTCCTGCACGATTAGAAAATATCCAGATAGATCTGCGTCAAAAATAACATCCATCTCATTCTTAATTCTGTCAAGATACTCTTGCTTCTTATCTTCATTGTCAACCTTGCCGGTTTCAGCAAGTAGACTACGCCACCCATCTCTACATAACTGTTTTAAATATTCATCTTCAGTATAGTCGTCAGGACAGTCAAATTTAGGAAGCATTGGCTTACCTAAAATATCATACTCTTCACATTGTTCAGAAACCTCAAATGCTTTTGTTATAACATCCTCAGTATATTGATTTGACGCCTCTTCTGGCGAGATCATATAATACTTATCTGAACTAAAAAAGCCTTTTAATTTTTTGAAGCCATCTTGCTTGAGCCTATCTTTAACTTTGCCCATTGTGGTTTTCATCCCAGAACAAAGAAGTATTCGATGCAATTCTGCATCCTTTGTATCAGCATAATAGCTAGGCTGCTGCTTCAGGTCATCAATACATATTAGATTCTCGCTATGAGACTTTAAAAGTTTGTTGACAACATCATCACTGTAAGAGTTTTTCTTAGAAACTAAGTCAATAAGATCAAACCAACCCTGTTTGTTCTTGGCTAATAGTGTCATTGGCTTATGACTTTCAAACTCAAACGTGCAACCAATGATAGGTTTGATATCATTCTTCTTGCAAGTTTTATAAAAGGCGACAGCACCAGAAATAGTATTTATATCTGTAATCGCACAAGATTTGTAGCCAAACTTCTTACACTTGGCTACAAGTTGTTCAGGTTTTGAGTAACCTCTTTGCAGACTAAAGTGAGTTTTATTATTTAGTGGAATCCAATTCATGACAATCCTTAAATTTATTCAATTCTGAAATAGCAACATTATGACAATCTGCTCTAACAACAAAGCCATTGGAGGGATCTTTTTGGCCCTTTGTTAGCTTGCGAGCTTTCTTAAAATAATCATCGTGAGTCAACCAACCCAAGACCCACGCTTTTCCCCACCTTTTGTTTTTGTTTTCAATCCTAACAAACACATACCGGTCGCACTTTTGCTTTGTATTAAAGTTGGCGACTGAGCAATCGTAATAAGGTTTAGGTGGAGAAGTACATCTCTTTGTTTTTACATCATACTTAGTTCCATCTTGTGCAACCAAGTCATAATCATAAGTGTTATTAATTGTACCATCAATAACAACATTCGCAACCTCTTCGCCTAAAAAACCAGCAATATTTCCATCGCCCTTCATGATGGAGTTTTTGATAACTCCCATTTCTCTAGACTTAGCCCATGCTCGTTTCTTCATCTCTTCTGTAATTTTTACTTCAATCACTGTAACCTCCTTAAGCTTCCGCTTCCGTCGTTTTGAAAAAAAATAGCATTCTTATTTCGCTGACTTTTGGGTTTACCACTGTGAAGCTTTATGAGCGGCTCGATCTTGTTTTCTTGGTCTAGCTTGCTGTATTCTATACCGTCCTCCCAAATGAAGCTCATTTGCATCATATCGAGAAAATAAGGCTCAAGTCTCTCTAATTGTGCAGGATACCATATCTGCATTATCTTAACCTTTTTCTCGGTATATAGCAGTTCATTTTTATCATCATCAAAATATAACCACCACTTATGTTCATCTAAATTACCAAAAGTTAAATTGTCAAACAGGGGCGTTGGTACTTCGATATATCCTCGCTTGCCTATTCTTGTTAGCTCAGAGATAAACAGTTCAATATCCTGTACATGCTCGGTTATATGACTAGCAATAACAAAGTCAAACTCCTTATCGTTGAACGGAGTCTTGGATGCATCCGATTGTACAAATCTTTTGCCTTCATAGAGATCGCTATGGTCTTTTATGTCTAGTATTGTATTAGCTTCAGGCCAAGCTCTTGAGCCTCCACCAATGTCGGCAATATTCCAATGTGTATTCTCAGCTAGTAAATTTTTTACGTTTTGTTTTGAAGTTCTTTTTATCATCCCGGAGCCTCATAATATCCAACGTCGAAATCTTCTCTTGTGCAGTTTTGTATCGTGTCTAACATGCCGAACTGATCTAAGTGATTACTGACGTGCCTACACATACTCTCATTGGTGCCGGGCCAATCTTTCTTGCAGAAGTCACATAGCTTTTGGCATTTCCAGTGTGCTTGATTCCTAGAAAGCATTCTTGGTCTAGTTGTCTTTTTAATTTCCTCAAACCTATCTTTGAGCATACCCAAAAACTTTTGTCTATCACTTTCTTCAAAACAGATGCTAAATGGGCCTCCATCTCTAATGAAATATATCGACATAATCGCATCTTCATATTGAGGGAAAAGTTTAGAAATTGCATAATGATACAACATTAATTGTGGATCTTTACATAGCTTTTCATAGGTCTTCTCCTCTCCCGTAGCCCAGTTAAGTCGTCGTCCTGTCTTCCAGTCGATAACTTCAATTACACCATCAGATACTTCTGTTACTAAGTCAATAGTTCCTTTAATAGCGAGGCGTCCTTCGACTACGGTTCCGTCAGGCATACTGTATTCGTATTTTGCCCAATCTTCTTCAATAGGAATATCAAATTGAGGCTCGGCGGCTACAATGTTGCGTTTTCTGGGGTCAAAATTTCCATCATCATAAGTCAACGCTTCCCAAGTAGTTTTGTCGCAAAACTTATAGTCAGCATTAGTATAGTGATGAGTGCAGTTAGATGTGTAATGGTCATAGCTACGCTTAAGGATTTCGTTTACAAATTTCTTTGTTCCGAGTTTACGTTTAGTGAACTCGACCTCTCCGATAGCGTCATCCTCAAGCAATAGCTTTTGTCCATCTTGATGCAATTTCTTGCATCCAGCCAAGACTTCCATGACCTTATGCACAACGGTTCCCAATTGAGCCTTCTTGCCCGAAGTAGTTTGATGACCCAAAACATAGGTCATAAAATATTGCATCTGACAATACTCAAAATTATTATAACTAGAACTTCTTATATATGTAACTAACATGTTACTCCTTAATTTTCTGTATGCCACCTAAAAGCTGTGGCTTATTTTGTGGTTCTGGCTCAGGCTCCTCGGGTGTTTCAATAACATTACCAAGCCACCCCCATTCTTCTAGTTTAGAAATTATTTGACCATTAGTTTCAAAGAGGGTAAGATCTTCGTTGTCTATTACAGCATCATAATTTTGTATTGACTCACACTCCGACTCACTTTCGTGTTGATCGTTGTCCACACCTCTTGTAAAATAAATGACTTTACCTCCAGCTCTTTGGATTGCATCTACTTCGTTTTGAAATCTACAATCCGAAACAACCGCAATGAGAGGTTCTTCAAGTCGAATACTTTTAATTGTATGTTCTGTCCAGATTTCAGGATGAATTCTTCTACACACGTTTGTACCAAAGTGCTGCATGAATTCTCTAGCGCTCATCCTGCCTTCATTCTCCCCCTCATATCCGGGCATATCCTCCCATCTAAACCATGTTAGGGTATTTTTTTCCGCATCTGTTCCATAGCACTGAACTTTTTCAAGACCGAAAAGCCCTTGGCAAATTTCTTTAAGTGCTCCAGCAAAAGAATAATGCTTAATGAAAGGCCACATATTTTCAGCAGCCCATAGACCAAACTCTAAGTCGGTTCTGGTTGTGTCAAGAACGCCAAAGCTATTCTTCTCTTCTTCTTCATCGTCAGATGAAGTAGTATTAACCAGAAGTCTACCCTCATCGTCTATTGAAAAATCTTTTATAAGATTGTATGAACGCATCTGATAGCCATGCAAAAAGTTGCATGCTGAATTTTTACCGGATTGCTTTCTACCAGCAAAAGCTAAAATTCTTGTCATTTATAGGACTCCCTCTAACTTATTAATAATTTGGTTTTGTATTTCTTCAACCGTCATATCGCCAACATCTTTCTGGTCAATTTCTGGTCTGTAATAATTGAATCTTCTTCCACATCTCTTTAGTATTTGCTTTGCTGCCTTTTGTCCAGCCTCGTCGTAGTCTGTAAGTATTACTACGTTTCTTGCCCCGCTTCTTTCTATTAAGATTAATTGATCCTCACTGAGACTAGCGCCGAAAATGCCCACCGTGTTAGTTACTCCGGCCTCGTGCATGCGCCATACATCACCTTGGCCTTCAACTAGAACAATAGTGCCTTTTTTCATTATATCATCTTTGGCAACATTATACCCATACAAATATGAACTTTTCTTGAACCCTTTACTATGTAACCATTTTGGTTTCATGTTCTGATAAACAGCTCTACCTATACATGCTACATATTTATTGTTTTCGTCATAAATCGGAACCACAACACGGCCAGACATTGGCTTGCCCTTACCTACACACATACCAATATCAAATTTCTCTAGAGTCTCTGGCTTATATCCTCGATCAATATAATATTTGGACGGTATGTCAAGCTTGTCAACTACTGCCTTCCTCTCTACGGATTGTTCGTGCCGCACTGGTTCCCTTTGGAAAACCTCAAGTATCTTCACAACACTATAGTTTTCTACGGGCTGTTCAAATTCTATAGTGTCTGGATCTAACCCTAAGAACTTACTACAAAAATAGAACGTTTCTAACACTCCTACCTCTCTAGCTTTTCTGTTTGTTAATACTCCTCGCACAAAACCAAAAGTATTCTTTCCATAATCTTCATGACAATTGGCAGTCCAGCAATTCCAGTTACCTTTAGAGCTTACCCCGTCTGTAAATATAGAGCACCCTTCGGGATTGTCGCCTCCATGAATTGGACACGCAAATGCCAATCTATTCGGATATTCAATGTAATCAATTTCAAAGTATTTTAGCAAGTCTTCAACTCTAGTCGAGAGCTGATTAGACACTGCTAAGATCTGTTGATTCGTTAGTCGTTTGTTCAAAACCATCGTCCTTAATTTTACTTGTTTTATGGGCTTCATTTCTTGTTTGCCCTTCCACAAGTTTACCAAATTTACCAAACATATTCATATTTATATAGTCTCCGTCGTCTAGTCCGGCTCCATGACGAGCTACAATCGGCACTAGTTTTCTATTGCCATGATCTTCACCATCATCCGCCATCTCTTCATCTGACTTCATCTTAAATATTGTGAAGCTGGTACATAACCATATAAGCCTATCAGATCCACTGACGACATCTGTAGACTCCTTAGTGATACCATCTCTATTTAGTTGCACAAAACTCAAACAGGGCACATCATGCTTCACACAGAAGTTATGTAGTTGTGTGATTTGAAAGCCCAACACCTGAAACTCCTGCATAGAATTAGAGATACTAGCGGAGTTCATTAATTTCAAATAGTCATAAATAATAATACAATCATTTGTTCTGCCATTTTCATCAAACCCAACTTCTTGATGAATCCATTTTCTCATAATCGCAAGTATATTTTCAAAAGGCTGGCCAGCAATACTAACATAATGATATGGAATATTCTGAAGCTCTTCAGCGGCTTTCTCGACTTTCTCAATGTCTAGATCATTGTTAGCGAACTTGCCGCTCGCCAGTTTGTTTATCTCAACACCACTGACATTCGCAAGCATGCGATTAAGATGATCTTCTTTAGACATTTCTGTATCAAGCATCAAGACTGGTATGTCTAGATTTCTGGAGACGTGCATAGCTACAGCATCACCAAACATTGATTTACCGACTTTAGGTCTTGCCGCAACAAGATCTACACACTTTCTACGGACTCCTCCGCCGATAGCCTCATCGAAACGAGGAAAACCAGTACTGATGCCCAACATTTCATTTTGATTCTCTTTTAAGAACTCAACATATTCGCTGACATCTTCACCAATGATCTTGGGCTTGTTGTCTGAGCCTTGATATATTTTGGATGTCGCATCTAAAATGGGGGTCTCAATCAAAGAGATGATTTCAGTGATGTCTTCATCACCATTAATTTTATCAACCTCCAGTGAGCATTTAGCCAAAGTCTTCTTAACATCGCGAGCTATCTTCAACTTGGCTAGTTTTGCCCCGTTGACAGGAATATTATCTTCTAAAATCGGAGTGTCGAATAAATACCTTAAGTATCCAGCCTCTTCTTTTATGACATCATAATGATTGAGCTGGTTTGCAGCAGATAGTAGTGAAGAAAGTTCTGCCTTTTGCGTTGACTCAAGAGACTTCTTCAAGCAGTCAAAGATAACTTGGTTGGTCTGATCCATAAAATACTCGGTGCTGATATATTCAACCTCAAGCATTGCGTCAATTCCATATTGACATAGACCGGCAAGCACAGCAGATTCAGCCGCCGCATCTTCTAGCTTATTTTCATTTTGTTTAATTCGTACCATAATAACCCCATATTGGCCATAGCATAAGAAAACCACATGAGTGCATGTGGGTAATCTTTTTGCCTTATACATGATCCGCATACAATTACATACATTGCAGCGGAAACAGCAATAGCTGTTATGCTTAAACTCATTTACATTCCTCTAAAGATATAGAACCCCATACAAATGGTAGCGCTTAAAAATACACCAAGTAGAAAATCTTTCCATTCTAAAGTTAATGTCTTTTTCATCATCCAAAAAATCCTTTGATCTTAGTTAGAATATCACCACCTCCAAAACCACCTTTGAAGATAACTAGGTATGCTACTATAGCACCAACTATAATAAAAAACAACCACTTTCTCTTAGATGCGACCGCATAAATCTTCTCTTTTACTGCATTGATCTTCTCTAATCGGTAGTTTCGCTTCTCTTCAACTTTTTCTTTTCGATCCTCTTTGCGATCTTCTTTCGCTTCTCGACGAGTCTCTCCTCTAGTCCTAACGCTTTCTTCTGTTGCAGGCTCTTGAGGTGCATCTTCAGCAACTTTTTCTTGGTCTCTTGCCGATCTTCTTTCGGCAATAATTTCTTGTAATCTGTTAAAAGGCATCATTATCTCCCAGTGCTACCAAAGCCACTATCGCCTCGGTCAGCCTCATCTAAATTTTTAACTTCTATAAAATCTACATCCTCTACCTTTTGTATGAGTATCTGGGCAATCCTATCACCCGGTTCTATCATGAAAGTAGATTCTGAAGTGTTAAGTAAACAAACTTTAACTTCTCCCCTGTAGCCGGAGTCAACTACTCCAGCTAAAACAGCGATACCGTTCCTTACCGAAAGACCTGATCTTGGCCAAATAAGACCAACACACCCTTCGGGTATCTCAATAGCAATTTCTGTTGACACTAACTTCCTGCAGCTTCGCATAATCGCATCCATCTTAGACGCATATAAATCCCAGCCAGCATCTGTCGTGTTCGACCGCGTTGGAAGTCGTGCAGTTTCTGATAATAGTTTTACTTTAATCACTATCTTCTCCTCCCAGATAGACAAGAATCGCAAACAAACCATTCTCTTCTGTGTGACTCGTGCACATTGAAACTCTCATTACACTCTTGACACTTCTGCGAGACTAACCTACTGGCATTTCTTCTCTCGGTCGGAGTGAAATTAGGCGTTTCTATGTCCATATGTTCAGTTCTGTTATCAATAAATTTATTTTCTCTTCTAGAAATGTCATTAACAGCGACTCTAGAACTTGCTCTGGACTCTCTCTTGACAGTAAATTCGTCTGCCTTAACTCTCTGAGGTGGTGTCTTTTCCTTTTTCACGACCTGTTTTTCTTCAGGTTGAGCAGGCGCTTGGGTTTCAACATCCACCTCTAATAGAGAGTTTGCCATGTTTATTAAATCTTCGTCATTAAGAGCAATACCTTTTTTAAGTAACTCTTTTGCTGTATCAATTATCGACATTAGTAACCTCTTCTCTTGCCTAAGTCTTGTAACAATGTTGCCATCCTTTTAACGTTATCGACTTTCCCAGTCAACCTGTTTAGTCTGGCTTGTGACATAATTTTTAATCTATTCAGTTCTGTAGCCATTGGGTTTTCTTTCACGGCAGAGTAATATCTTTCTTGCCATTTTGAATATTGACCACCGTAGTTGTGTAACTTGTCTCCAATCATAAACCAAATACTATCGTCACAGAACTCAACAACTGTCTTCTCTTTATTATAGACACCTTGTAGGTATTCTGCATGAGCAAAAAGAATAAACGAGTAGGATAAACACTTCTCCTGACCCAAAGATCTTACTTGCTCTGAGGTTAGTGCCATTATAGACTCGACCTCTTCATTCTGTTTAGATAGATCTGCATTTCTGTCTTCAATCCAGTCATCTACTTTTGAAAGGAATTCTGTTACTTTTTGTTCATTAGTCAAATTTAACTCTCCATTCATCCTCAGACTCATTATAATTTAATTCAATGAGCGTCATATCGTTTAAGTCGCACCAAGCTTTTTTATCTTTATCTCTAGCCTGAGCCTTGAAAAACGCCATCTTGTCTTTATGAAAAAATGAATTGAATTTAAAGTGCTGTTCTCCATGCACTTCTACAATTAGACTTCTATTTGGGACATAAAGGTCTGCGTACAATAGAGACCTCCTAGAACCCGTCTTGGTTCCGGGAAGTGTAACCTCTTCTAATATTCTATCATATGGAAATATGTCTTTCAACAGTAATCTAGCTTTTTTATGTAAAGAAGACCTGTTTTTTTCACTTACTGAAGCTTGGCTTCTAGAGGGATTCCATTTCCAAATTTTACCATCAAGACCAGACACATCCATTAAAGCATTCCCTTGATTTCTTTTTCTA